CTAAAGTTTGTTTAATGAATGGCCCTGGTGGAAAAATAGATGCTGTATATAGAACAAGAGTTTGCATCGAGATTACAAGCAGGAATTACACCAACCTTCGCTAGATGGGCTGATTTTCAAGCTGGATCAGAAATCCCTGAAAATCAAAAATCATTCATCAATCTCGAATTAGATAAAATTACTAATTACGTTTTTGAAACATTACAAAACTCAAACTTCAATCAAGAAGTACACGAAGCATTTATGGATCTTGCTATTGGTACAGGAGTTATGCTTGTTGAAGAAGGAGATTCAATTGATCCAATAAAATTTACAGCAGTACCATTACCTAAAGTTTGTTTAATGAATGGCCCTGGTGGAAAAATAGATGCTGTATATAGAACAAGAGTTTGTAAACCAGATGAAATAAAAATCTTATATCCTAAAGCTGTATTGCCAGAAAATTTTGATTTACTTAAAAATAAAAAGCAAGTCAAAATTGTTGAAGCAGTTTATAAACTTTATGAAGATAATGTAGAAAAATATAAATTTTGTGTTGTCTTAGAAAATCCAAAACATATTTTATTAGAAGAATATTATACTGGAGAAGGTTCTAATCCTTATTTAGTATTTAGATGGAACAAAGCATCTGGAGAAGTTTATGGTAGAGGCCCAGTATTTAATGCAATGGGTGCAATCAAAACCTGCAATCTTACCATAGAATTAATATTACAAAATGCACAAATGTCAGTAAGTGGTGTATATACTTATGAGGATGATGGAGTTATTAATCCTGACAATATTTCCCTTGTACCTGGTTCTTTAATTCCTGTTGCTCCTGGAAGTAAAGGACTAATACCAATTCAGGCAGCATCTAATTTTGATGTTGCCCAATTGGTTCTTCAAGATATGAGAGCTAATATTAAAAAAGCTTTATATATGGAAGCATTAGGAAAACCTGAAGGCACACCTATGACAGCTACAGAAGTATCAGAAAGAATGGCAGATTTATCTAGACAAATTGGATCTTCATTTGGCAGACTTCAATCTGAATTTATTAATCCATTATTAAAAAGAATTATTAGAATATTATCTAAACAAGGTAGAATATCAATTCCTAATGTTAATGGTAAAGAAGTTAAAATTGCTGCAAGATCACCATTAGCACAAGCTCAACATTTACAAGATGTAGCTGATGTTACAAGATTTAATGAAATTATTGCTGGAACATTTGGCCCACAAATGATTAATGTAATTGTGGATCAAAGTGCAACAGCAAAATATCTAGCCGAGAAAATGAATCTCCCTGAGAAGTTGATAAGAGATGAGTCAGAACAAAAAAGAATTGTTCAGCAGATTAGTGAATTAGCTAATCAGCCAGAAGCTCAACCTGGTTCTACACCAGGAGAACAATCAACAGAATGACGTGGGATGCACTTAAAGATAAAAAAAACCAACCAATCCCTACAAAAAGTATAGATGGATATATAAGATCTGCAGACGAGGAGCAGAAACTTAATAAACATTTTGCTAATTTGTTTAAAGGAGAAGAAGGAAAAAAAGTCTTAGACTATTTAAAGTCTATTACTACAGAAACAGTTGCTGGGCCTAACATCACCAGCAATGGCTTATTTCATATCGAAGGAATGAGATTTTTAATGGGTGTTATAACAACTCGTATAAAAAAAGGAGAAAACGATGGCCGATGATAATGTTGAATCAACAACACCAATCGCTACAGAAAAACCTTCTGAAGCAACTAAACCTGAATATGTTCAGGATAAGTTTTGGAATGCTGATACGAAACAAGTCAATATAGAAAACTTAGCTTCAAGTTTATAATTCACTTGAAACTAAATTAGGTTCTAGAACAGAAGATCTTTCTAAACAAATTAGAGGAGATATAGAAAAAGAAAGACTTAGTAAAACACCTGAGTCTTATAAATTAAATGTTCCAGACTTACCTGAAAATGTTGATTTAAAAATTAACAAAGAAATGGGTATAGTAAAATGGTGGGATCAAACTGCAAAAGATTCAGGTTTATCTCAAGAACAATATGATGCTGGAGTAAAAGCTTTTGTTGATAATGCTGTATCTAATATACCTAATCACGATTTAGAAGTACAAAAATTAGGAGATCGTGGAAAAGAAAGAGTAGAAGCTGCTGCAATGTGGTCTAAAAAACATTTAACACCAGATTCTTATTCTACTGTTTCAAAAATTGCTTCAACTGCTGAAGGTGTAAAAGCTATTGAAGAAATTATGAAACTTAATAAAGATACAAATATGCCAACTCAAAATACTCAAGTTGATATGTCTGCTACCCAAGACGATTTAAAAGCAATGATTAATGATCCTCGTTATTGGGATTCTGGAAAAAGAGATCCAGGTTATGTCAGACGAGTAACTGAGTTATATGAGAAGGCACATAAAGCAACACAAAAATAAAGAAAAATTTAACTATAAAAAGTTAAAAAAAGATCTGCATTGGCTTGATTGCATTAGTCAAACTGGTTGGGTATCTGATGAAGAAATAAACAAAGCAACACCTGCTAAATGTGTATCAAGCTCTATGTGGGTTTATAAAGATACAAAAGAATTTATTACTTTATTTGGCACATATTCTTATGATGAAAAAGGTAAAATAGAATTTGGCGAAGTAATTACTATACCTAAAAAATGGTTATAATGTGCGTTGCTACCTTTTGTGCAAATCCTTAATTCTATAACTGACCTTAAAAGTGTCAATGTTAGCCCTTAGTTGGACAACTAATTATACATCGTTAAGATAATCAATGTTTAACAATTAACAACTAAAGGACATAATACAATGGCAACATCTATAACAAATGCCTTTATTACTCAGTTCGAAGCAGAAGTTCATATGGCTTATCAGCGTATGGGTTCAAAGCTAAAAAACTTAGTAAGAACTGTCAATGGTGTTAATGGATCAACTGTTAAGTTTCAAAAAGTTGCAAAAGGTTCTGCAAATACTAAAGCAAGACACGCTGAAGTAGTTGCAATGGATCTAGCTCACAGCAATGTGTCAGCAACTTTAACAGATTACTACGCAGCAGATTACGTTGACAAACTTGACGAACTAAAGGTTAANATAGACGAAAGACAAGTTGTAGCTCAATCAGCAGCATACGCACTCGGCAGAAAAACTGACGAAGTGTTAATTGCTACTCTTGATGCGGCAACTTCGATTGCTGCTAACGTCAATTCTTCAGCTACAGGTATGACCCTGATTAAAGCTAAGAATATGATGGAAGTATTTAACGGAAACGATGTTCCAGATGACAATCAAAGATATTGGGCAGTAGGGCCGAAACAATGGTCTGACCTATTATCAATTGATCAGTTTTCTAGAGTAGAATACGTAGGGCCTAATGATTTACCTTTCCCTTCTGGCATGACTGCTAAAAGATGGATGGGATTCTTATTCTTCGTACACTCTGGTTTATCAACATCTGGTTCAGATAGATTAAATCTATGTTTCCATAAATCAGCAATTGGCTGTGGTATCGGTTCAGACGTACGTACTGAAGTTAACTACATCCCAGAAAAAGTTTCACACTTAATTACTTCAATGATTTCATTAGGTAGTGTAGCAATTGATGGCGATGCAGCGAGAGTTCAGTTATGTACAGAATAATAAAAGGAGATAAATAATATGGCTTACGCAACTGACAATCCTATAAAAAAGGTAGCTCAAATGGGTGGCAATTCTCTTTGGTATTATGCTGACGGAGATGCTACTTCAACGATCGTTGGTTCTGGGTACTTTAATAGTGCTTATGCCGAAGTAAAACAATTTGATATGATTCTTGTAGCAGCCACTACTGGTGGAACTGCAGAATCTGACTTATTAATTGTTTCTTCAGCAACTGGAGCAACGACTGTCACAACAACTAAATTAGCATAAAGCTAATTCGACTTAGGGGGAAGCAATTCCCCCAAAGTCATCTGATAAATAAAAACAAATATGGCAACAACAGATATAGATATATGTGCAAGAGCTTTAGTAATGATAGGGGCGCAACCTATTTCATCATTTTCAGATGGAAGTACAGAAGCATTAGTTGCATCTAATCTTTATACTGATGTTGTAGAAGCAGCTCTAACAAGACATCGTTGGAGATTTGCAACAACTCAACAACAAATTTCTTTATTAAGTAATACCCCAACAGGAAGATATGATTACGCATATCAAATGCCAACTTCACCTGAAGTATTACAAATTGTTTCTATTACAGTAAATGATTTTGTAATACCTTATGCAAGATACCAAAATTATATTTATGTAGATGGATATGGTTCATCTAATAAATTAATAATGGATTATATTTACAAAGTAGGAGAGTCTTATTTTCCGCCTCATTTTAGATTAGCAGTAGAATATGAATTAGCTGCATTGTTTGCTGGTTCGGTCGCAAGAGATTCTTCTATGATTGAACAATTTAAAACTTTAGCTGAAAGACAATATCTTGTTGCTAAAAATATTGACTCTACAGAAACAACATCTAAAGTATTAGATACAAGCCGATTTATAGCAATGAGAAGATCAACGAGAACTGATGTATAATGGCAAGAACATTAAGAACAGTAATTACCAATTTTTCTTCAGGTGAACTTAATCCTTTATTAGCAACTCGTACAGATGTAGGTTCATATTTTCAAGGTGCAAAATCTTGTCGTAATTTTGCTTTATTAGCAGAAGGTGGTTTGATGAGACGACCAGGTACAACTTATTTAGCAACTTTACCTGCGGAATCAAGATTAATTCCATTTATATTTTCAGATGATGAAGTAGCTATTATAGCTTTATCTAATAATAGAATGGATGTTTATAATACATCAGGTACAGTTTTAACTTCAAATTATCCAACTAATTGTAATTGGACAACTGCTCAATTATTTGAATTAAACTTTGCTCAATTTGGAGATACAATATTTATAACTCATAGAGCTAATCCAATAAGAAAAATATTTAGATCTTCAGCTACAGCTTTTACAGTTAATACTTTTTCTTTTGATACACATTCATCTGGGTATCCTATTTATCAACCTTATTATAAATATGCAGATACTACGACTACTATTTCTACTAGTGGTACTAGTGGTTCAGTTACTGTTACAGCAAGTGCTGATACTTTTGCAGCAACTTGGGTAGGATTAAATATTAGAAAAAATAAAAAAACTATGACTATAACTGCCTATACTAATCCTACAACAGTTACAGCTACAGTTAACGAAACACTTACCAACACAACTGCAACTACTGAATGGGATGAACAATCTATTTCTACATTAAGAGGACATCCACAAGCAGTAACTTTTCATAATAATAGATTATGGTTTGGTGGTCTTAATTCTAGACCTGCTGCTATAATGGCATCTAAAGTTTCTGAATATACTAGTTTTGATTTAGGTACATCATTAGCAGATGAAGCAATAGATTTAGATATATCTGGAGATCAAGTTAATGAAGTAAGACATATGTTATCAGGAAAAGATTTATTAATTTTTACAGATGGTGGAGAATATTATGTTCCTGTTTCTTCAGATAATACTATTACTCCAGCTAACATAACTATTCAAAGACAAACACCTTATGGTATATCTAGAACAGCTCCTAAAATGTTTGATCAAGCAGCAGGATTTGTTCAAAAAAATGGTAAAGCAATTAGAGAATTTATTTATTCAGATATTGAAGATGGTTATAAATCTACAGCTGTATCTATTCTTGCTCAACATTTAATTGATAGCCCTAAAGAAATTACTATTTTAAAAGGTAATAGCACAAGACCAGAGCAGTATGCTTTTTTTTTAAATAATGGTGCTACACACTCAGGTAAATTATCTGTATTTCATTCTGTTAGAGATGAAAAAATAGCAGGATGGACTTTATGGAGTACAAGAACTGGAGACACTTATCAATCAATTGTTAGTTTAAATGAAAATTTAATTACTTGTGTTAAACGATCTTTAAATGGAAGCACAGTATATACATTAGAAAAATTTGCAGATGAAGATACTACAACACTTGATTGTCAAACTAGTTCAACTTTAAATCAAAGAGGTACACCTTTAGTTAAAGGTGCTTCTCAATCTACATCAGGAGCTGTGTTAATTACTGATGGATTTACTTCTGCTCCAGTTGTAAATGAAACATTTACTATTGCAGGTAATGCTACAGAATATACTATATCTTCATTAGTAGATAATAGTGGTGGTACTTATACATTAACATTAAATAAAAATTTAGCAGCAACTCCAGCAGATAATGCTGTTATTACATTTACTAAAGGATTTTTACATACAGTTAATGGCATATATACTAATGAGTCTATTAATGCTGTAGAAGGTAATAGTTCGTTAGGAGCTTTTACAGTTACAGCATCAGATACTGTAACTTTAATTAATGCTCCAAGAGCTACCGCAGTTAAAATAGGATTTAATTATATTCCAACAGTTGAAACAATGCCAATTGATAAAGAATTACCAGAAGGCCCATTAACAGGATTGCCAAGACGTATTTCAAAAGCTATTATAGATATTAATACAACATTAGATATGACAGTTAAAGCAGCAGATACAACTGCCAAATCATTAGTAGTACAACAAGTATCAGATCAAATTGGTGCAGATCTTATAGCTGTTACTTCTAAAAAAGAATTTTTCTTTTTAGGTTATGATAAAAGTCCAACAATAACTATTTCTCAAGATGATCCATTACCTATGAAATTATTGGGAATGTCCGTGGAGGTCGTATTTGCATAATGAGTGCTGATCCAGTAACAATGATGATTATATCTGCTTCTGTGCAAACAGTTGGTAAAATGGCAGAAATCAAAGCAGCTAAAGAAGCTGCTGCTATTAGACAACAATCTTATGAATTAGAAATGAAACAAGCAACTCTTAAAGGAGAAATAGATGCTAATGATAGAAAAGAAGTTTATCTAGCACAATTAGCTAATAACAAAGCAGTAGCAAGTGGATCTGGATATGATGGTTACAGCC